GCGTTGGTGAGCACAGAACCAGAGGGTATAGCGCCTGTACGTCCAGTCCAGATTCCTCTGGGTGTGTACAGTCCTATTTGAAGAAACGCTCTCTCCAGGAAGAAAATCAAATCTTGGTCACTTTGACGGAACCAGCGTCTGAACAAGCTGAATACCTGTTCTATGATGTACCCAGGAACGGAAGCATCGAATCCGGAGAAATCAACAGAGAACAGAGGTTGATCAGCAGAGTCAAGCAAGGTAGTTACCGCTTCATTAGTGGCTGGTACTCCCACCCACGCACAGAAGTCCATCTGCCTCTTTAGTCGCTCAAGCAGAGGTATCTGGACGCAAAGTTCAAGTATGGTTAGCCAATGTGGAAAACCCCATACAGTCCTTTGCTTCGGTATTTCACCCATCCCACGGGGCTGTCCTCGCCAGTACACAATAGCTGGGTCAATCACTTCGACTTTGTAACCTTGTCTGCGGACATCTCTAGCTTTGTCTAGTACCCTTGGGAGGTACTCTTTGTCTCTGGAGACATACGGCAGTCCTAAGTTTGTGTTCTTAGGCATATGATCAAATGCAGTATCAAGTCCAACTGTAGCAAGTTTGGTATCTATAAGCTGTGAAAGCATACTGGTAGCGTACTCAGCGGCAGACCTGTCAATCCTAACATTCCCAGGTTTGAAGTAACTCTCAATCTGGGGAATCCGCTCACTAAATGGTAGCATAATGGAATAAGGTCCAATTTTGCTATACTGCGCATCCTCTGCTTCATCAAGCCACGGAAAGCCAGTCGGTGTAATGCGGCTGTACATCTCAGCAGATCTGAGTTCTCTTCCCTCGCTTGACCTGTCCTTATCAGGTATCAAGAAAGTGACAAGGTCGATGGGAAAACCGCGTTCCGTTCTGGCCATGCTGTTCTCTAATCGTATTTGCGCATCTGTAGGCAGAGTGCGGAAGTACGATCCTACGGGAACAACTCTCATATTCATCCCTTTCGAAAAGTGATCAGTCTTCACTTGCGTGGGTACCTTTGAGCGAAGTCACTAATCATAAAATCTGCCGGTTCTATTCGTTCCTGCCACACGAGTTAGAACCTTGGAGTATGTGTTCCCACCCTCTCGATAGAGGCCAGAAACCTGATTACGGCTGCTCAAGATGGCTTTCAACTCCCTCCTGAACTCCTCTCTCTTGACTAGATCATCACGAATAATCCGCAAATCAGGAATTACCTGATTCTTGAAGTGTTCGCTGAATCCTTCAGGCAATGATAGATTACTGGGAGCACCAACTTGCACAGCTGTGCGTTCCAATAGTTGGAACAGGCCAGGCCCATTCTCCTCAAGTGCCTTGAATTCAAGATCAGAGAAACCGTCGAACCAGTCGGGTGAGGCTGCTGTGTAAAGAAGAGCTCCGATTGAAGCCAGACTCTCGTCGCGTAATGGTATGTCCGACAAAGCCTGGGAGTGAGTAATGTGACCATTCTCCCCTTCAAATGCAACTGGTGCAGGCAAGTCGCCTTGGCCAGCGGGTAACACAGATAGTCTACCCCCGATTTCGTTAGTCGCATCATTTTGCATCTTTACTCCTTACTAGTTTCAATACTCGATCAATCGCACCAGCATCGGCAGTTATGACCATTTGCCATCGTGCCAGCTTGTGCCAATCCGATATGGTGTGTGTCTGTTGCACAGCTTTGCCAGGGAGTGACAAATCCCTAGCCTTTCGCCGCTCCTCATACTCACCCTGAGGTAGAGTTAAAAGAACTTTCTTTCCAGGTAAGCCATTACTCGGGCCTGGATTAACTCCAGCTGCGCCAACCACCATCTCGTTGATCCCTGACTCTTTGATGAACATAATCAGTTGCTTGACAAGCGGCTGATCAGCCCAAACGTCCTCAAGATCGTAAGCAGGGTAGCCACGCCCTTTGACCTGTTTGATTAGGGTGGACTTTCCAATTCCAGGAGGTCCGAATAACCAAAC